GATGGCTCGTTGATCCGCAGCCTTCATCGACAGAAACGGTTCTGTGTAAGTGTTTAAGGCCACAAGATGTTTAAACATGTCATGAGTCATACCAAATACATCTTCGATGGATTTTTGTGTTTCTCTACTGTCGCCTTGACTTTCGTCTTGATCTAAATTTTCTTGTTCTCGTCCATTAACAGTAAACTTTAGAACATTGGGCTTACGACCTCTTTCTATGTGATAGTCAACACCGTCTTTTTCAAAACTCATTGTAACCAACATGCCTTTGCCGTTGATTTTGTTTACAAGATTATCTTTCTTGATGTTGGTTAGTGCATTGCCGTAGATAGCATAACTCAAACCGTTGATGATTGTGGTCTTGCCTGTGCCATTTCGAGCACCGCTGTCGTCACCACCTAGGTCAAGATTCTCACCCAAAACTAAGGTCAACTGTCCTCGATCAAAATCAATAGCCTGTGTTTGTGCGCCTACACTCATGAAATTACGCACGGTTAAATTCTTAATCTTAATCATAGGTCGTTGTATATCTCCAACAGCAGACCTTTTTCAAAGGTACCACTGTCAATGGCATTTATCTGATTCATCACAATGGTATCTACACTTTCAAAATTAATATCAATAGGCGTTGAGTTTGCATCAACTTCAACTTTTTCCGGAATCAACATAAGTTCTCGCAGTTTGTACTGCGGCACAAATGTTTCTTTAATAAAATTGGCTTCTTCAAAACTGATAGGCAAGTCAATGGTCACCCGACAGTGCATACGTTCTTGTAGCAATTGGTCTGGCTTGTCAATAATTTGACTCAGTTTATATGTTCTAAAGGTAGGCTGGCCAGGCCAAGACTTAAACTCAGGTGATCCTCCCCACTCTAACATCATCATACCGCGATCGTCGTCACCTGCATCTGCATAGTTGTGCGGAAAAGCATTACCAATGTAATGAATATTTCTGCTGTGTTGACGTTTGTGAAAGTGTCCTGTAAACACATATTCCTGGTTTACAAAATGTCCAGACTGAATAGTTCCGTGATCAGGCATCTGTATCATGGCATTCATATAAAAGCTAGGCAATTCCAAATGCCCAAACATATAGCGGCTTTTGATATTGGGAATATCTCGCCACTCATCGGCAACTAACCATGGCATAATAGTAACATCGCCTAGAGTCAGCGTTTCTCTAATTGGAATAATATTTGGGAAAAGGCGCATAAACTCTACTGAGTTAATCTCACGTTTGTCTTTGTAGAACAAGTCGTGATTGCCTAGGATGAAATATACTTTCTCAAAAGATTGGCTCAGCTTCTCTAAATTACTGACTGTATAATTCATAGTACTAACATCAGTAGTACTGCGATTATGGTGCCAATCACCTAGAAAGATTGCAGTTTCACAACCCTCTGCTCGAGCGGTTTCACAAAACCAAGAAACAAAATCTTCGCAATCTTGATTGTGTGTGCGACTGCCTCCTTTGAGGCCAAAATGTATATCAGTAAAACAAGCAACTTTTTTAAATAGATTCATATGACTATTTTACACTAATTTTAAACAAAGATCAATCCCAATCACTGCCGTCCACTGAACTGGTGCTCACAGCCCCACTGACTCCGTTTCCGCTATTTTGTCGAGTCCAACTTGGGTTCATTCCGTTCATTTCTAAAATATCATCTCGGATATTTTGATTGCGTTTTTCTATGTTGATGATCCTAACAAACGAGTTAGTAACGGCGGCAGTATAATAAGCAAAAGGATTGTCCGATTTACTCTCATCAAACTGTAGGCCAATTTGAGTAAGCTGTAAAATTGCCTGTCCCCGCATTTCATCATTGTAAGTATATCCTCTAACGTTGCCACGAGTTGCATATCGTTCACAAAGTTTGATAAACATTCTAGCTAGATTGTTAGTCATTTGCCCGTGTTCTTTGTTAAAAACCCCATCGAGTAAGCCACCTTTCCAATGACTTTTTCCCACACAAATCAAGTTGTCGTTGTCATCAAACTTCCAATGTTGGAACGGAGGAAAATTTACTTTGTCATGACTGTCGGCAGTATTTTTCAAAGTCTTTTTGCGCCCTGGCGCCAGAGGAATATGGTCAAAGGTCATTACACGAAATACCAAATCCTGTTTTTGTACCTTGCGATAGTCTACCTCAAATTCTTTAATAGATATTTTCTTACCACCAGCAATTACTGCCGCTTCGTGAGCCTGTTTTGCCATTTTCACAGCTTTGTTTCGTTTTGCTTCAGCTACTGTTCTCACGTTGATTTTTGCAAGACTAACAACAATAAGATCGTATTCACTATATTCGGGCAGAGTAAAACTACAGTAGGTATTTTTACTAAGGTGTATTTCCCTAAGTAAATCCTTGTTGGTAAGATATTTGATCTTAGGTGGTTGAGCAATAATGGTCATTAAGTGTTATTCCTTTTAGTAATATAATAGCACATTTTACAAAGAATAAATAGACAAAACGGATATTAATTATGCCATTGTCTATAAACCCGATAAAAAGTCTTGCATCAAAAATCAGCAGTGATCTAGGTAATCTAGCCAATGCTGCAAATCAGTCTGCTGGCAATTTTAGTATGCCTAATACAAGTATTGCCAAACAAAGTCTAGATGCCACGGTTAACAGGCTAAGTGGCGGCTTTGGCAGCAGTTTAAATGGCATTACTGGATCTATAAATTCATCTAGTGTTAGTAATTTATCCGGAACTGTGCAAAATTTTGCACAAAACGGTTTGACATCATTGTCCGGCGCAGCCAGCAGTTTTGCCACAGCTGGAAAGAGTGTTATTGACAATATTGCATCGGGCGGCAGCATTGCTGGATTGGCCACCGGATTATTAAACGGTGCAGGACAACAAACTGCTGCTGCCTTGGCAAGTATAGGACTTGATTTAATCAGTGCTGCTAGATCAAAAAATATTCCCAGTACAGCCACTCTAGCACTAGGTGAACAAGCTTCTGTAGTGCAAGTATATCCCAGTAACGAAGGTGACTGGCGTATAAGAATTGACTCAATGTTTGGTGAAATTATTTTTCCAACAACACCTACATTCAGCCTATCAACCAAAGCAAACTATAACAATCAAGAGCTGGTTCATGCAAATTTCCCTCACCCTGTTTATAAAAACAGCACTTCGGATGATATTTCGATTAGTGGAGAATTTCCAGTCGAGACCATAGAAGATGCCCAAGATTGGTTACGTACCATTGCTCTAGGCCGCGGCCTAACTAAAATGTTTTTTGGAAACAGTTCTCCGCAAGGAAATCCTCCACCTATTTGCACACTATCTGGATATGGTGCAGTATTAAAACATATTCCTGTTGTGATAAAATCTTTCCAGGTTGATTTTAAAGATGATGTTCACTATATACAAGCAGCTGGAGCATCTATACCTAGACTCAGTACCATACAAATTACCTGTATGCCTGTGTACAGTAAAAGTTCTCAAAGAGGATTTGATCTCGATGCGTATGTTAACAACGGCGGCAATATTCCTTTCTAATATATGGCAATTTATAAAAAAACTAGTCCTTGGTACATAACCAAACAAAATACACTTTACTTGGAATTATTGACTCTAAGAACAATTCCAACTTCCGATGATGATTTTAAATATGTCATTGAAAATCAATACAGACATCGCCCGGATCTCTTGGCATTTGACCTTTATCAAGATGCAAAATTGTGGTGGGTATTTGCACAAAGAAATAGATCAATACTTAAAGATCCTATCTACGATTTTTCTCCTGGCACTACAATTTTCTGTCCAGCTAAAGCTAATATTAATGCTACCTTATCAACCACTGCTGGAAGTTAATCATGGCACTACCTAATATCTTAGAACAATTTGCCACATATAATTGTTTGTTTACTTTTTCCTGCGCCAGTCCGGCCCAATTGAATTCTCAATCTTATCGAAGTGGCCCATTGCCGAATGTTATTGTATCGAGTGCAGGCGGAGACGGTGCCCGAAGAGTACAAACAGCCTACGGCGCTCCTGAATATTTTATTGACAATCTTTCAGTATCATCAGTGGTGGCACCTACTAATGGCACAGGGTCCGGCCCTTGGTCAAAAATTGAATTTGAAATATTTGAGCCTTACAGTATGGGACTATTTCTTCAGAGTTGTCAGGCAGCAGCTTTAAATTCTGGATACAAAAGTTATCTTGATAATGCTGCCTATGTGTTGAGACTGGAATTCGTAGGTTGGACAGGACCTGGAGAGAGTATGACCGTGGGCCCGTTTAATTGGTTAGTAAAACTAATGAATGCAAATTTTACAGTCAACGAAGCTGGCAGTACCTATAAGGTAGAATGTTTCCCTTATAATCATGTGGCACTATCCCAGCAGATGAATAAAATTTTTAACGATGTAAAACTTGTAGGTAAAAACAGTAACGAAGTACTAGTGGATCATCCTGAATTTAGTTTGGTATCTTTTTTAAACAAGAGAGAAGATCAACTGAAAAAAGATAATAAAAAAACCTACGTGGACAAATACAGTATTGAATTTGTAGGAGACAATCCCTATGGCCGCGGCCCCGGCAATGATCTAGAATTTACTCCAGAAAGTCAAGGCGGAACTGAAAAACCCAAACGGGCTGGAGACATCTACGACGAAACCAGCGGAAAAATTATTAGAGGAAAAATGTCTATTAATCCTAAGGAAAAGTCTCTGCAATTTAGTCAAGATACAAGTATTACTAACATCATTGATCAAGTAATTCTTAGCACTAAAGAAGCTAGAGATCGAGCAACCAAAGAAGACTTGATTGACAGTCAAGGTAGGGTAACTTGGTGGAAAACTGATGTTGACGTAAAATTATTAGAATTTGATCCTAAACTTAAAGACTTTGCCAAAGATGTAACTTACAGAGTACAGCCTTTTAAAATACATCACAGTGCTTATCTATCGCCAGAAGGTACAAGCAAAGGAGTAGGCGCTTGCAAGAGTGCTGCTCAAAAAGAATATAACTACATCTACACAGGCCTGAACACAGACATTATAAAATTCAATATTGAAATTAAAAACATGATGTTTACAGCTATTGATCCTAATAAAGTTGAAGACTCGGGCGGTGTTGCTAATAATTCTACAAACACTTCTGTGCCTAGCCCTACAATGACTAGTAAACAGGCCGACGGAGCTACAGGCCCGTCAGTAGGTGGAAACGCTGCTTCCGGTAAATTAGATATGGCCACGGGTAATATACCGTTCAAAGGCGGTTCAGGACAAACTAGCACCGAACAAAAAATTGCCAATGAATTTTATATGGCTTATCTTAATAGTGTAGGAAATCAAATAAACTTAGATTTAGAAATTTTAGGTGATCCGTTTTTCCTTCCTGAACTTGGTTATAGTAATTTTCACGGCGAAGGCGACGAACAAGCATCCGGAAATGGAACTATGAATCACGAAGCTACTGATATCTGGTGTGTGGTAAACTTTAGAACTCCTGCAGATCCAGATGCTGGAGGAGCAGCCGCTGCCGCTCCCGGCCTCTATTATTTTCCTGAAGGAGAAAGTCCTAATCCGTTTAGCGGATTGTTTAAGATTACAAAAGTGGATTCTAGATTTAGAAGTAATTTATTCACACAGTCTCTAGGAGGTTTTAGAATTCCTGCTCAAGATCAAAGCGGTAGCGGCGATGTATTCCCAACAAAGACAGATAAACCAGAACCAGATACTGGTACATACCTAAACAACCCAGGCGAATAATATGATTGAAAAAAGAGAAGACCAACGAGAAAATTCACAAGGTAGTCTCACCGGCGCCCCTTATTTGGCTAAAATTATAGGTCATGCAGATCTGTTGTTTCAAGGCGGCCTTGAAGTTGTGCTTATTAGAGATTCTGGAAATCAAGTAGGCAATGAAAGTCAAACATATTTTGTAAAATATGCCAGTCCGTTCTATGGATGTACACCTTTTGAGTTTACTGGACAAAATGTCACAGCAGATGATTCTCAGATGAGTTATGGATTCTGGGGTGTTCCTCCTGACACTGGCGTAACCGGTATTGTGCTTTTCATAGACGGAAAACCAGATCAAGGATATTGGATAGGAAATGTACAAGATAAATTTCAAAATCACATGGTGCCTGCTATCGGCGGAACAAAAAATTATGAAACAGACGAAGACTACCAGCAGGAAGAACATCCGCTGCCAGTTGTCGAACACAATAGAAAAGCCAATGAAGGCGACAAGAATTTAGAAATTGATAAAATACCTAGAGCTGTACATCCTATTGCTAGACGATTTAAAATTCAGGGGCTAACTAGAGATGAAGTAAGGGGCACCAGCACTTCTACGTCAAGACGAGATGTGCCAAACATGGTGTTTGGAATGAGCAGTCCTGGTCCTGTAGACAGAAACGGCAAGAAAAAGTTTTTGGGAAATAGAGAAAGTCCTACTCCAGCACCGGTTCCGGTTCAAAGACTGGGCGGCACACATTTTGTTATGGATGACGGTGATGACAGATACTATAGAGAAACTAAGCCCAGTGACGGAGCTCCTACCTATGTAAAAAATCCTGAAGGTCTAAAAGATATTCCCTACAACGAACATTTTAGAATTAGGACTAGGACAGGACATCAATTGTTATTTCACAATTCTGAAGATTTAATTTACATTGGAAACAGTAGAGGCACAGCCTGGATTGAATTTACCAGCGACGGTAAAATTGACATTTATGCTGAGGACAGTATCAATATCAGAACCAAACAAGATTTTAATTTTGTTGCTGACAGAGATATTAATATAGAAGCAGGACGTAATTTTAATCTCAAAGTAAACGGAGAAATGCACACTCACGTAGTTAAAGATCATATTTTAATTGTAGATGCTAATCAAAAGATCCATATTAAAGACGCAGTAGATATTACATATGACACTACATACACGCATCATGTGGTAGGTGATGTTAATGTTTTATTTGATGCTAATTATTTGCATCGTGTAAAAAGTAATGTGGACTGGATGTACGATGCCAATTGGAAACACAAGGTAACAGGTCAAGTAGATTGGAGCTTCCAACAAGGTCTTAATTGGGATGTTGGCGGAGGATCAGGCGGTGGCGCCACTGTAAACTCTACTATTTTTGGAAGTGAAATTGTTAAAAGAACAGGCAATGTTGATTATACTGTGGTTGGAAATAGAAAACTTACTACTACTGGTAACTTAGACATTAACACAGGCGGCAACAATAATCTTACAGCTGGTGCCTCAACTAACATTCTTAGTGGCGGAAATCATATAGAAACAGCTAGTACCATTCATATGAACGGTCCGACAGCCGCTACGGCCGCTACAGGCGCTGCACCAGGCGGCGCCGCCACTGCTTCTGAAGCATCAGAAGCAGTACTACCAAAAATATTAAAGACTCATAGTCTTCCTGATCTTCCAGCACCCAACGAAGATGATGTAGACAAATCAGTTATAGTAAGAAGAATGCCCACAGCTGAGCCATATCCCTTCCACGAAAATCTAGACGCTACAAAAGTCAAACCGGATCTAACAGATCGCGACGTAGATGGTCGCTATGAAGGCGAAAGTACCAGTATGCGAACACCACCTGGTGACTGGCGCAAATACAAAAAACCAAGCGATACTCCTTTCTAAGGAAATAAATTATGGCAAAAATATACACCAACAAAGTCATTGCAAAAAACAAAGCCAGTATAGGAAATGCCAATGCTGGCAACTTTCGATACAGAGGATTTAGTTCTAAAGAATTCAAACGAAACTACAAGTTATACGATGCAGAATTGATCAAACAAGATCTCATCAACCATTTCTACATTAGAAAGGGTGAAAAACTAGAAAATCCTAAATTTGGAACAATTATCTGGGATACATTATTTGAAAATTTTACCCCAGAAATAAAAGCAGCCATTGCCAAAGATGTTGAAGAAATTATTAATTTTGACAAACGTATAAAAGTAAACTCGGTGTCCATAGACAGCACACAACAGGGTATACGTATAGAAGCAGAAATAGTGATACTTCCATTTGATATTACTGACACCCTGCGTTTGAATTTTGATAGAGATAACACAATAACATAAAATGCGCATTTTATTTTTACAATAAATATCAGTATAGGGAAAGAAAATGACAACTACGTCTCGACAGAACAATTTAATTTTAAACCAGGACTGGAAAAG